AGGAGAATTGCAGTTGATTGCGATACTTAGCAAAATCCTTGGATCTGGTGATGTAATCAGTAAAGGCATGGATCTAATCGATGATATGCACACCAGTACAGAGGAAGAAATTGCCGCAAAGAATAAAGCAAAGACAGATTTACTCAGCGCATATGCACCGTTCAAGGTTGCCCAGCGTTACTTGGCGCTGATGTTTGGCGGCACCTATCTGTCAGTATTCGTAATTGTGATGGGCATGACGCTGGCCGGGCAGGGTGATATTCAAGCTGTCAAAGCCATCATGGGCGATTTTTATATTGGTGAAATTATGTTTGCCATTGTTGCCTTTTACTTTGGTGGGGGTGCGTTTGAAGGCGTTATGGAAAAGAAGAATAAGAAATGAAACTGTCAGAAAACTTCTCACTTGCCGAAATGACAAAGAGCCAGACAGCTTTGCGTAAGGGCATCGACAATATCCCTGACCAGACAAGTATCGACAACATGGCAAAGCTTTGCACCGAAATACTACAGCCGGTGCGCGACCATTACGGTATACCCTTCACCCCAAGTTCTGGGTATCGCTCACCAGAATTGTGCGTCGCCATCGGTTCAACTATCAATCCTTTAAGCCAACACGCCAAGGGACAAGCGGCAGACTTTGAAGTGCCGGGTGTGTCCAATAAGGAACTGGCTGAGTTTATTATTGAACGCCTGCCCTTTGACCAGCTTATCCTAGAATGTTTCACGGGCGGCAACAGCGGCTGGGTGCATTGCTCTTATGTACACGAGCCGAGGAAAGAAGTGCTGACGTATGACCGAGCCAACGGTTACAGGAAGGGGCTGATAGGATGAGAAAGTTTGACAAGGTGCCGAAAGATAAGAAAAGCGGCATCCCAAAAAAGTATGTCGCCGGTAGTAAGAACCCCGACAAGACTCGCGCAGAAATCAAACGGACTCGACGCCTCTACAAAATGGGTATGCTGACCCCGGCGATGATGGACCGCATCAGCAAGCAGAGGAGCAAAACCTGATGGCAGCACCGGCGAAGTATCAAAAGATGTTTGGCGCAGAGAGGGCCAACAAGATTTATAAACGCGGATTGGGGGCGTATTATTCCAGCGGTAGTAGAGCTGGCATGTCAGCTCACCAGTGGGCGGTGGCAAGGCTGAAGGCCCATGCGAAAGGTAAGGCAACAGTAAAGAAAGCTGACGGTGACTTATTCAGAAAGAAGGAAAGCTAATGGCAAAGACAGCAAAGAAAAAAGAGTTCGACCGGAAGGTTGCCGCCAAGGCAATGACGCTGATGAAGGAAGGCAAGCCCCGCAAGCAGGCGTTTGCCATTGCTTACGGGATGGTCGGTGAAAAGGCTAAAGGATAGTTATTGACCTTGCCTTGCCGGGCAACACGGCTATCCAGCCCCGCTCCTGCAAAGCAAACAGATGCCGGTGGACAGATGTCGGGCTAGTACGCTGTTGCATCACTTGCTGCCCATCAATCTGCCCGACGCCAATCTCACGCACTGATGGATAGTAGCCTTTAGTTTTATGGTACAGGCGCAGGAAGTCAAACACCTGACGCTGTTTAGGAGTTAGGCCAGCTTTGGTCATCGTTGCCCCCCTTCTCTTCGACTGATAGTTGCTTGTTGTAGTCAAGGCGCTTCTGCTTCAGCTCGGTGTTCAGCTCCAGGTCAAGACTGTTGAGCGCATCTATGTTGACTTGCTCCAGCTCTTTGAGCTTGGTTCGCCTGGTAGCATGGGGCAGCTTCTCAGCTTGGCGCATGGCTAGCATCAGCTCTGCATATCTCGCCGCCCACTCCTCTTGCATCTGATATTGCTCTGATTCACGCCCCGGTATAGCCAGTGTCAACATCGTTGGAGGTTCTATGTCATTGCTGGCGCTCTGAGCCTCACTGACGGCCTCTAGGATATTTTCTACAGTATTACCCTCAGACCCCACCAATGGTGCTTGTACGGTCTTCACAGCCTGATTTTTTTCTGGGTCTGGGTAGTCCTTCGCCTCCTCGGTGGTGATGATGCCTTTGAGTGCATCCGGGAACGCATCACGCAGGGCGAAACCTCTGGCTCTAAGCGCCAGCATCCGATTTGGGTAAGCCTTCCAGGCGCCACCCTTGCCAGTCAGGCCGGCTGTCTGGGCCTCTTGAATTGAAAAGGTGCGCTTGGTTACTTCAACCTCGCGGTCAGGCAAAGCGCGTTTGACCTCACACACAGCGACCTCGCCGTCAATATACTCATGGCAACCACGATAGTCCGGGTGCGCTTTGACAAGTGCCATCATGGCATCACCCCAGATACTTGGTTTGCCATTGATGACAGAGATGTTTTGCAGAGCTTGCATGGGAGCAAGCCCCAGCTCATAGCCCCACTGCATAGCGACCAGCGTATTGTGTGGCTTGCCTTGGTAGTCTTTGGGAACCATGCCCGACTTGCAGATATGCTCAGCAAACTGCATGGCCTCGGTCAGATTCCGAGGTTCTAATATTGTTAACTTACTCACTGCTAATCTCCTTCACGCTGAAACTGTGGCTCTCATAACTCTCGCCGGTTTCAACCATCTCTTTTTTAGGTTTCGTTACTGTCACTGATTTGATTTCAAAGCCGGGCAGCTTGGCGCGTTCCACACCAAGGCTGTCGAGCGCCACGACAATGGCGTCCTTTACCTCTGCTTTGGTTTTTTTCCACGCTGATTCTTCGGCGCTTGCTTTAAGATAATCACTGCAAAGCTGTGCTACATCCTGATTTGTTTGCGGCAACATCTCGGTGATGTCCACCAGCTCCGGTGCCGGTGCTGTCACACTGACCGGATAGTCCTCGCCGCTCTCAACCATTGACCAAAACTCAGCGTAGGCTTTTAGCATTTGGTCAACCAGTGCCTCATTTTTTGGCACGGGATAAAAGTGCAGCTTACCCTTTTGAGAAAGGCAGGCAACGATACCCCAGTCTAGCCCGGTGCAGATGAGCTGGTGATGTACTTGAATAGCCCAGTCAGGCACCAGCTTGTCTTGGTGATAGAAGTCTGTCTTGATTTCGCAAATGCCCTCGCCGTTAAAGGTATGATTTTGCAGCGTCAGCGGCTGTGACAGATTGATGATGCGGTCCACAGAGCTGGCAATCTTTTTGTCTTTAACGCGGAAGGCATCACGCGGCTCCCACATCTCGACTGTACCGCCGGTCATATTTTCCAGCTCTTGCTTTGCCAGTCTGGCCACCGCCGGTTCAAGCTCTGTGCCACGGCGCAGCGCCCACTCGCTCATGTGTGTTGGCAAGACCTCGACCCCTGCCCTGATGGCTCGCACCTCGTCCAACAAATTCTGGCGGGTTTTGCCAAACTTGTTTTTATGCAACACGATTGTTGCTGCATCAGAGCTGCCGGTTTCTTCGGCTGTGATGGTGAGCTTCGGCATTAGGCTAGCCCCCCGATTGTGTTGGCGGCAAAGCACACATCGTCGAGCGCACACAAGACCCAGATAAAGGCCCACATGTACACGACAAACCCGATGGCTAAGATGACTGCTAAGATTGTCAGCCCTGTCAGTTTATACAGGCTGGACTGTTTTTCCTGTTTCCCAGACGACACTGGGGGAATATACATTATGCGACATTTACGCATGTAACCCTCCGTAGATAACAAATACCAATCACACAACTCCCAGACGTTATTTGACAAAGTCAATATGTAACGTCTGGCTTTTGATGGGGTTCGTCCAAATCCTGTCTTGCTTGCAAATCTTTATGACCTCTTGTGTCAATCAGATGAGGGTCATAGACCAGACTTTCAGAACCCCGTGGGCGTGGGTCACTAGGCGTCATGTAACTAAATGCTTTGTTCGCCATGATAACCTCGCCTTGGGCATGAACCATCTTATCAACATTTCGCAAACTGTTTGAAGCGTTTATCCGCTGCAACCCTTCGGTAAGCTCTTTGAGTATCTCGATTGACTGGTCGAGGTGGTCGATGTGCCACATTTGCAAATCCATTCTGCGCTTGTAAGCCATCAGACCGCGTC